CTTTATAGTCAAACTCTATCATTACATTTGCTCCATCTTCATAATTTCAACAGCATTTTTAATATCGAAGCCCATTTGAGACATTGTCTTTTCTACCTTCTCCAAGTATTCAATTATTAGATCTAATTCCTTTATCTTAGAAGTAAGTGTTGAGAGTGATTCATGTCTCTCAGCTGCTTGCTCAGCTGCTGATTGAGATAACTTTACAGGTGATGTTGCAATTACTTCTTTTGTAATATCTTTTTTAAGTTTTTTCTTCTTTTCAAACGTTTGATTACGTTCAATCTTAGCTTTGATAAGCTGAGCTACCCAATAGTGCTTACGCGCAGGTAAGCGCATTGACTGTTCCTTAATATTGAAATCATCAAGTACGAGATCTTTACCAACCTCTTCAAAATACTTTTTTAGCAATTCCACATACATAGATTAAATAACTATATGGAAAAATCAACTGGTAAGTTTGCTCGTTATTTTAAAAAGCATCTAGAAGAGATGACTACAGGTGATGCAGGGGTTGGTAGTACGGGTGGTTTCTCCCCTTCAAGTAACATTAACTCTAGCGATTTTTATGCTCCTGGAGATGCTCGAAACCTATTCGGTAAATATAAAAAGCGTAAGCCAAAGGTACAGAGAAGAAAAAAGAAAGACGAAGATGCAGAAGAGCCAATGTGTCCAGATGCTTGCTGTGGTAAACCTGTAAGTGAATGTAAGTGTGGTTCGGATTGCCCACATTGCAACTGTTACGAAATTAATAATGCTTGATTTAGGTCATTGGAATTGCAAGGAGCAATGGGATGAGTTACCGTTCGGGTTTGTTTATATTATTACAAATCTTACAAATGGTATGAAATATATAGGTAAGAAGCAAATCGAAAAGAAAACCAAAAGACCTCCGTTGAAGGGTAAGAAACGAAAAAGAATCATTGTAGGAGAATCAGATTGGAAAACCTATACCGGCTCATCAGATAGATTAAATGCAGATATTGAGAAGTATGGTAAGAATAAATTTAAATTTGAGATAATTCGTAGCTGTGGTAATAAAAGCGAACTCGCATATATGGAAACATTTTACCAGTTTCAATCTGAAGCATTATTACGTGAAGATTACTATAATGGTATTCTGAATGTACGTATAGGTAAGGTGAAATTTACACAAGCGCCACCAAAATTATTGCTATCATAAGGAACAATCATACAATTAGGTAAACTGGTAATGAAAAACTATTTTGACCTAATAAATGACGTTGAATATGTCAATTTACGGCCATATTTAGATGTAGCGTATAACGATTATCAATATTACGTAGCTAATAATGAGTTAACTAAACTTTCTGCTAAAGATCAAAAGAATCTTAACATACATTTTATTCTTACTCAGATATTCTTTGTTTGTAAAGAGTCAAAACATAAAAAATGTTTTTATTATCAGCAACAACCGGGTAATAATTCTGAATTTAGGTTAGTTAGACTTATATTTAACTCTCTACCATCACGGTTTATAGTGAATGATCAATCTTTTGAAGATTTTGTAAAAGGGGATTGTGAATATTATCCATACGTACCGGTTGATACAAGTAAGATATCTTGGAAGAAGTTCAAATCCTTTCTTAAAAAGCAAAATCTTACGGTATTAGAGAAAAACTTTACAAAAAATAATAACGTTAAATTATCGCTAATACATTAAATATTAACATGAGTAAGTTTCTTGATCTTATTGAAGAGAACACCCCAGATCTAGATTTAGATGAAAAGATTGCTGCCAAGAGAGCTGTGCAGCGTTGTTTAATGGAAAAAGATATTAGGTGTGATGCTGATCAACGATCAGAAGATATAATGATACATCTTCCGGATGGTCGTATTGTAAAGCTGGAAGTTAAAGAGTTTGTTAATGTTGAAGATCAGGAACTTAAAGTTGATGATGCTAAAGTAGCTGAAGCAGGTAAGGTTTTAAAAGCAGCAGAGCAAATTACCGGCATAAATGACCCTAGGAGACGACTTACCGGTATAGGTAATCCTAAAAAGAATGTTGAAAAGGCTGTGGGAGATATGTATAACAAGGTTGCTAAAAGAGTTAAGCAATTTGCAAAAGAATTTTAATAATGAAAACTTTAGACATATTTAAAAAGTACGAAGCTCTGTATACTGAAGAGGTTGATTTGGAATCTCCAGATGCAACAGACATCGAAGAGCAACCACCAGCACCAGAGTCTGTTTCTGCAGAAGGTGAAAAATTTTTGGCAGACCTCTTAATTAAAGCTTTTTTACATGAGCCTGACGATAGCGGGGCTCAAACAGCTGTCAATTTACAATCTAAAGTAGATGAGAGTCCAAAGGAGGTTATTGAGACAATTGGTAGCTTAGTACAAATTGGTCCAGATGATTTAAAAGATACACTTGCACAAGCATAAGCAGCAGCTATATACCGGAATATGAATGATCTAGAGAAAGTATACGCAGCTAAGGTGTTAAACGAGGATATCTCGTTAGATTCAGTTGATGTTAGGGGTTATAGATTAGAGGAACTTTATAACGTTGTAAGAATTAACGAAGCTAAAGTTAGTATTGAGTTTGCTGATGGTAATGTTCAGACTGTTGAAATGGATGATACCGAAGCACGTAAATTAATGCGTCTTCAGCAATCAGAAGAATCACCTGATCTTAAAGAATGGGCTGCAGCTGCGGGTTGGGATACAGAAGCTGCTCAATTTGCCCTAGAAGCTAGATTAAATTCCATTTATAATGAGTCAATTCAAATGGATAACAAGGGAGTCCGTAATTCCTTTTATGATGAAGTTAAATCTCTTACTTCGTTAAAGAATGCTAATAAATTAGATACCTTGGCAAATGCTTTAAAAGAAGGCAATACTAATTTTAAAAAGCATATCGATAAGCTTGGAGCTAGTAGAGGGTTTAAATTTGTAACTAATTCAGATGCAGTTGATAAAATTGCTTATATTACATTTGAAGAAGGTGCCGTTGGTGTCGGTCCAGGTGAAGCTGTATTAACTTTATTCTCAGAAGGTAAAAATCCAAGTGAAGGTGATATTGCCTTACCAAACGGTCAGTTAGTTGAGCTCAAAGCAGGTGCAGGGCGTCCCGGTAAAGGAAAGACTTTAAGTTTAATTCGCAATTTTAATAAATTTACCCAAGCATCACAACTCACAGATCCGGTTAACGCTGATACTGCAAATGCTGTTTTAGAAGGTATTGTAAATTTTGACTTTTCAAACTTACCGGTTGCACAGCAACGTGTAGCTGAACGTGTTATTGCAAATATTAATAGTGATCAAGATATTGAATCAAAAATTAAATCTGTTTATAAAGATACTAAAGGTAAAGCATACTTTGATAATATTAAGGCTAAAGATGGTAAATCAGTAAATGAATATTTAGCAGAATTTCAAGATCAGATTAAACAGCGTAATGAAAAGGAAGGTGCTCTTTCGAATCGCTTTTTTGATTCAGCAGATAAAGATACCTTGCTTAAAGGTTTGTTGATGTTTGCATCTCAACCTGATGTCGTTAAACCTATTATTGAAAAAGCTTTAGATAGTGCAAGTGGTAATCAGGGTGAAGTTGCAAAAGCAATTGCTGCAGCTATGCAAATTAATGAATATCATAATGAAGAAAAAGACGATCAAAAGTTTACATGGTTTACTCTCTTTAATAAGGAAAACTTTAATATGCTTACTTTCGGTCCATATAGTAATGATTACCCGGAAAATGCAGCAAGGACAGTACAAGATATGCTAAGTAATATTAATGAAATCGGGATATCTCCTAATACCGGCGGAGGTCGTGGTGGTTATAACCTAACACTCAAATAAGGAACTCTAATATAATTAATTGAATGGAAAGATTTAAGGAATATTACCAAAATTCACAACTTCTCACCGAGGCTAAGGCGAATACCCACCTAACCCACCTGGAAGAACTGGTTTTAACCAAGGGTGAGAAGGGGTATGATGTGGCTCGTAACATGATTAGCAATCTTCTCTCTAAATTACAAGGTAAATCCAAGAGAAGTGTTAATACTTCAGTGAAATGGGATGGTGCACCTGCTATTTTCGCTGGAAAGCACCCAGAAACCGGTAAATTCTTCGTAGGTACTAAGTCTATCTTTAATAATGAACCTAAAATCAACTATACTGATGCAGATATTGAAATGAATCATGGTCATGCACCAGGTCTTGCTGATAAACTTAAGAAAGCCCTCAAATACTTACCGAAATTGGGTATCAAAGGTATTTTACAAGGTGATTTCATGTTTGATTCATCAATGCTTGAGACAGTAATGCAGGATGGCGTTAAACATATCGCATTTAAACCTAATACAATCAAGTACGCTGTTGAAGCTGACTCAGATTTAGGTAAAGAGATTGCTAATTCAGTATTTGGTATTGTTTTTCATACCGGTTATGATGATTTAAACTCACCTCCTAAGTATGGCATTAACGTTAAAGGTCTTAAGAAGGTTCCTGGTGTATGGGTTGACGACGCAGTGTTTACTGATGCCACTGGCACAGTCACTCTTACAAAGGATGAAGCCAAACAAGTTAGGGATTTAGCAAAGACAGCTGACGGTATCAAAGTTAAATATAAAGATCTTCCGCTAGATTTACTTAACATTTATGCTAATTCCGAAATTCGTGAGGGTAAATTTTTAGAAGATGCAGAAGGTTCATATAAAGGATTTATGAACTGGATGAAGGGTCGTATGGAAAAGGAAATTGCCAAGCGTAAGTCTAAAACTGGTAAAGAACGAATTACTGAAGCATTTAAAAAGAAACTTGCTGATATTAAATCACGTGAAGCAGATATTGTTAATCTGTTTAAAGTAAGTAAGCTTTTATCTCAAGCTAAGCAAATATTTGTTAACAAATATAATAATGCTGTTTACAATACAAAGCACTTTTTGGATAATGGTGATGGTACTCTCT